TTTAGTTAATCCAAATAACGGAAAAAGCTATAAAAGATTATTGACTCTTTCAACAGGTCTAAAAAAATCAAATAAAGAAACCAATATATCTACTGAAGAATTTAAAACAAAATAAATGAACGTAAACACAATCAAAGAAAACGAGCAATGGATGTTGCTCGTTTTTTTGCTAGATGAAATTAGACATCAGAAAAAAATATCAAACTTGCAAATTGCAGAATTAACTGGAATACAAACGTCACACGTTTCTCGTTTTTTTAGTTGTAAATTTCCGCCAACGTTACCGACTTTTTTGAAAATTGCCAAAGCAGTTGACGTTAACTTTTTTTTCGAAGATAAAGAAAGTAAAACAGATCTAAATCTAGCAATGGAAAAAGCAATGGAACAATTAGGCAGGCGTCCAGTTAAGTTACCTAAGAATTAAAAAAAGCGGTCATTTAGGCCGCTTTTTTTTGCGTTGATATTTCCAGCTGTCATTGTGGTATTTATCGCTAGGATGCGTCGTGAAGTATTGCCAAAGGAATATACCCACTCCAATTATAATCACAACTGAAATTATAAGATCTTTCATCTTTCAAAGATAATAAAAATGTGAAAATATTTTCAAAATATTGTTTTTATAAACCTCAAAATCAGTGGCTTTCTACTCTATTTAGAATTAATATAAATTGTAAAAACTATTTATTTTTGATTATAAATAGTTTGCTTAAAGCAAACAAATAAGCTATATTTGTATCAGAATTAACAGCAAGGGTTCTTTGAAAATATTGATAAACAATAAAAGTTAAAAAAATGAAAGACTTAATCGACAGAGTTTTGGAATACTCAAAAAACAATCCAGATGGTTTTACTTTAAATATTGAAAATTTTAAACAAGTAAAATACGGTATCGTAGTCGCCTTCAAAGAAACTCAAAATAGTTTCGGTAAAGAAAGTTTACAAAATGTTCTTAATCACTCCTTAGAAAATGATAAAAAAATAGGAGGTTGGTTTAATACTGAAAACGGACTTTTCTACTTTGATAGTGTCAAAGTCTTTAAAAATTCAGAACTAAATGAAGCAATTAAATTTGCAATTCAAAACGAACAAATAGCAATATTTGACCTAACAAACTTAAAAGAAATAAGAATATAGGGGGCTTAAACGCCCCCGCCCTTGCTAATTTATTAATCAAAAAAATATAAAATTTATGAAAGCAAACGAATTAAGAATTGGTAATTATTACATGTCCACCGACGGATCATGGATAAGTCAAGTTACTGTGAATGATTTAATGGCGTGGTCTAAAGGCGCGATATACGGTAAAGAAATACCGCTAACAGATGAATGGCTTTTGAAATTTGGATTTCAAAAAATTGGAGCCAATTTTAGAATAATGAGTAAAGGATTTAGAGAGTTTGTGTTGTGGTTTAACCATAGTAGTAACTGCTATGAAGTTAAAGCAAATAATTACTTTACCGAAGTGAAATTTATCCATAATCTTCAAAATATACACTTTGCTTTGACCAGCGAAGAATTAATTATAAAATAAAAATGGAAACAAATACCACATACTTCATAAATAATATGCGTTCTGGCAAAACCGAACTTGCAAAGTCAATTTCAAGTTATGCAGCATCTGGAATTGATATTGAAATTACTTCGCGGGATGAAAATGCAGCACATGTAATTATTCGACAATCAAAGTTGATAAACGGATTTATACTTAATCAAAAACAGCTCGTAGAACGATGCAAAGAGGTTTTTAAAAATACTGGAATAAAAACTAAAGTCGTTCCAGTTGTTTTTTCCTTGGATGTCGACAGCATAGATATACTATGGATTGAAAATAAAATGCTCGAATTCGGAATCAAAAGAAATGATTTAATCAAGCAACTTGCAATTGACAAATCAAGTTTGAGTTTGATTTTATCAGGAGATAGAGAACTTTCAAAACCAATGAGAGCGACTTTCTTTTATTACTTTTTGACTTACGAACTGAATCGGGATTTTAGAGAAAATCAGTAATGAAAAACGGACTTAAGTTAGTCCGTTTTTTTTATTACAAAATTCTGTAATATTTTCATTTATTACCGTTTTAAGTAATACACCTCAAAAGTCCGGAGAAAGTTCCATTATCTGTTTTCTGTTGACCTCTTTAACCACTTTCGCGTAAGTCAAGGTAGTGAGCTTCGAAGTATGGCCGTATAGTTCTTTTAGCGCATCAAGTTCCACACCGGCCAATATCTTTTTATCAGCTCCTAAATGTTTCATAGAATAAAGATTTACGTCAATACCTAGTCCAACTTTTACCAACTTTCGCCAAAGCTTTGTTGCGGTATCGCTGTGCAAGTTTTCAGGACCAGGAACAAAGTCGGTTAAATTTGAGATACCGCGATTCCTTTTGTTGCCTCGAAGCGTTCCAAAAACAAAATAATCTTTTGGGTACCTTTCTAAATTCAATTTTTTCAAGTATTCAATAAAATATTTATTCAGTGGAACTATCCTATAAATGTCAGTTTTAGTAATCTCAGGCGGCAAATTGATTTGGAGGTTTTTAAAATCAATCATACTTATTTTCATCTGAAGTATTTCTTCTGGCCGTATTCCAGTATGGAATATTGTAATAATGAAAACATAAAAATTAAACCATTCATTTTCTAAAAATTCCTTTATAATTTTAGATTGATCATCGGTTGCTGGAATGTTAGCATTGGTTTTGGCTACTTTCAAACTTTTAATTTTAGAAGCCGGATTGTGTTCAATTATATTCCACTCAATAAGTTCGCCAATAATCGCACGTAGGTAGCCTAAATTCTTATTGTAAGCCTTGTTTGACCATTTACGGGACTTCTTTATTTCATCCATAATTAGTTTGATGTGTGGCCGCTTAATATCAGAAATTAAAGCATTCTCAATATTGAGTTTTTTAACCGCTTCAATGGTCCACTTTACCGTTAAATTATAATGATGAAGTGTAGCGGGTGAAATGCTAGATTTCTTTTCCATAGCAAATTCCAAAGCCTGTGGAATTGTCATTTTTTGACCAAAATCAAAGTTTAAATCAGAAAGAAAAGGGTTCCAGCCTTCGCGAAGTTTTTCATACAAAGCATCCCTGATGAGGTTGGCCTCAATCAGTCGCTTTTTGTAATTATTAATGTAATTGATTCCATATTTTTTACGGATCAATTTGCCGTCGTATCTAAAAAATACAAACCACGGCTTGCTGAGGTCGTCATACTTGACCACCTTAGGAACTGTAAAGATTGATTTCATTTTAATTTGTTTAAAAATTAAAATGTTTGCGGGGACATTTAACCAATCATTGTCAACTAATTGTTCACTTTTTGTTCACCTTTTTTTTAATGAACCCTTGTAAAGCCTTGTGTTTACAAGGGTTTTTGTGGAGTCGGGGAGAGTCGAAGTCTTAAAGCGAACTTTTTTAAATCGTAAATGATTGATTTTATTGCACTTACAAACAAATTAAAATGTGTTATTTTTAGGTTCTGTTCACTATTTGTTCACTGCTGAGGTGATTATATTTTAATGTCTTTTCCTTTAAATACATGATCTTCAATACCAAATACCCAGTTTGCATTTACCTTATATTTTTTGCAAATAATTTCAATGTGAGAAACCGTAAAATGCGAGGTTCCTTTTTTTATCCTGGATAAAGTATTTTTTAATAAACCTATTTCATTACAGAAATCCGCACCGTTCTTCACAACTTTAGTAAAAGTCAGATACTCGATAAGCCTAATAAGTCTTTCATCTGGATTTTTCATATTTATTATTTTGTAATAAAAAAAACTACCAGTCTTTAGATTTAGGTAATTCTGATTCAAATTGATTTTTTAATAATAATTCTATGGAATTTATTATATCTAGTGATTGTTTTTTAGCTTGATCGTTTACATTTCTTGGCTTCCCATTTTTTTTGTAATAATTTTTTTTATCAAACCAAACATCTACAGATGTATTGCCATACTGCCCATCAAAACTAAAATTGTAAATCTCGTATCTAATTTTATTTTCTTTACTCTCAATTTTTATTGAATAGTTCAAATACATAGTTGAATAAACTCCCATTCCTGCACTTATAATTATTTTAGAATTTCCTTTTCCGATAATTACACTATTATCTTTGTCTTCTAATTGAATTACTTTATTGGCAGAATTAAAATTGTTAACAAAAAATATTTTAGATAAAGAATATAATTCTTCTTTTGATTTATTTGCAACATCAATGACTTTTGAATAATTGATTTCTCCTTCTAAATCAGTTTTAAAGTCTTCAATTATTTGTGCTTTTAGATTATATATTGAAATAAATAAAATTGAAATTGTGATAATTTTTTTCATGCTATAAAAGTTTAAATTAAAATAAATGACTTGCAGCTTGTACTTTAAACAATGCTGATATGTTTTGCTTTTTTATTTGCTGAGGTGGAAATTCATCTTTTTTAGAATCCGTTGGCTTACTAATCAATGTATAAGTATCCTCATTTTCGCCTTTTGTAATCACTTTCACCATCCTAAAATTATCCTTTGTTACAATTGCGTAAATTTCGCCAAAAGGAAAGAACTCACGCCAATTATCAATCTTTACCAATCCAATTGCGTCGCCATGGCAAATTACCTTTGCCATCGACTGGCCAGAAGCTCGAACGACATAATCACAACCTTTGAAAAAAGGATGGCTTATATATGAATCTGGAATATTAGTACCGCTATTCTCAACTTCTAAAAATCCAGCGGTAAAATCCACATCGTAATACGGAACTCCCGTTTTAACAACTTCTTTTTTAGAAGTTTTGTATTTCTCAGGATCCTCTGCAACTTTATCGATATTGGTATTTTCTTCATTAAACATTTCGCCTTCGCCGGTTAGGAGCCAACTATAATTAACATTAGGAAAGCTATCTTTTATCTTATTTAAGGTTTTTGGCGACGGTTGAGAATCATTATTATTTAATAAATTATATAATGTATCTGGTCTTGAATTACCCATTCTTTTCGAAAACTCATAGGGTGTTATACCTAGTTTTTCTATTAATGATGAAATTCTATTGTTAATCGTTTTCATTTTATTACATTTTCATTTGTATATTTGCATCTAACTTAAATTTCAATAATCATGGCAAATGAAAATCAAATCAAAAGAGAAGACGTTATTTCAGAAGATGCATTGAACTGGGGCAAATCCTACAGCAAAAACATCAAAAAAGCTATCAAATTAAATAAGGAATTTGAAAAGTCAATCAAAAAACTTAGAAAAACCTTAAGCAAATTATGATCTAAAAAAATCCTTTTGCTTTTCTTGTATATAATCTGAAATAAACCCTGATTGGCTTACTTTAAAAGCTATGTCGGGGTTTTTTGTATTTAATAACCTCACACAATCATCAGTTGCTTTTTCAGTCGCACTTTGCATTAATTCAGACCACTTAAGATGTCTCTCAAATGCGCCAGCGTCAATTTCATTTTTTTTGACTTCAAAACACGCATCAATAAGTAGTTTGCATTCCTTCTGAATAGTCTCTATTTCTTCCATTTTTATTTATACTGATTATAAATTAAAAAATATTTTAAAAATGTATTACACTTTTATTTGTGTATTACATTTTCATTCGTATATTTGCTACATCAAATCATAGTAAGACAAATGTAGTAAAATAAATTATTCAAAATTCACTTCACTGCAATTGTTTTAAAATTAACCTACTCTAGTTCATTGACATATCGAATGTAAATTTTTAAAAGCAAGTCATATAGATACGCAAAGCTTCAGGCGACATTAATTTGAGATTGAGCTGAACGCCAAAAAAATAGTTCTGAAAAATGAACGGCCATGTCAGTATAGCTTTATGCGAAATACGATACTACTTCTAAAAATTTATGCACACAAAAAATATGATTATCCAAATGGATGATCTCAAAATAAAGTAGGTGGGTTGGATGATAACCTGTGGAGAGAATACTGAAAACAAAAAACATCAAAGCACAAAAACAGCCGTTGCGGTTTAGCCGTAGCATCGAAGCAACAACGGCCCGAAACTAATACTAAACCTTTTAAAATTTTCAACTATGGTAATGAAAGATGAAATATACACGATTATCAGAAACGATATTCCGTTGCGAGACAAACTCAGAGCATTGTTTGGTATTACAGATGCGAGTGTTTGGAGGCTAGCTGCTAGAAAAGCGCCAAAGCTTATGGAATATCCAGCTATTAAGATAATCATGGAGCACACGGGAAAAGAAGAGCATGAGATTTTCGATATGGAACCTTCAAAATAATGCGCTATGAAAAGCATCACATTATCTCCAGATCAATACAAATGTTTGCGGGAACATTTAAACGCCATTGAGTTAATTCTCGGTGGCAAGGTTACGGCCGGCAGTTCGGCAAGTGAGCGTCGAGCTTCCAGGCCCGAACCGACAAGAAAAGCAAAAAAAGCAAACTACAGGGATTTGATTGAAAGCGGTAACCGCGGAAACAAACCTGAGTACCTAAAAAAATAGCCACTTCCGGCAAGAAGTGGCTAAAGTCTAATAATGCACGGCAATGCATAAATATTAAAATCATGACAAAGATAAACACTTTATCAGTTACAGCCAAAAGAAACGAACGGTTAAAAGAGTTGGCTAACGATCCAGCATTCAATAAACCGATTTCTCACTTGAAAAAAGAGTACACCGGTACACTCACATTAGTAACCAGAATTAAAATCTACAAGTAAGATGAGCATAGAAGAAAAAAAAGCACTAATCGCTCAATGGATGGGCGTTTCGGTTGTTCCAAATTACAATGAATGCTGGAACAGTTTAATGGAAGTGGTTAATCGGTTAAAATTAGCAAGCACTTATTACCCAGTTTCTTTCACGGCAAATCAATTGAATTTTGATATCGAAATCGTGTTTGAAAATTGTTTTGATTATGTCAAACTTATAAATGGAATGTCATGATAACAGAATTCATCATCACCCTATGCATTGGAGGGATCCTTTTTCTAGCTATGCTACACGTAGCAAAATGGATTTACGAAAATATTAATAAATACTAAAAATTCACGGCAAAATGAAAACAATTAAAATCACAAGCATCAGACTTACCAACTTCAAAGGAATCAAAAACCAATTGATTGAATTTGACAACAACACCGATATTTTCGGAGCGAACGGAACTGGGAAAACAACAATTTACGATGCATTCCTTTGGCTTCTTTTCGGTAAAAATTCCGAAGACAAAAAAGACTTCAACATTAAAAACACGGTCGATTTAAGTCTTAACCGTCAAGAGCATGAAGTTCAAGCGGTAATGATTATTGATGGCGAAACCAACACATTGAAACGCATCTACAAAGAAAAGTGGCAGAAAAAAAGAGGTGAAGAAGTTTCTGAAATGACTGGCAACGAAACATTGTACTACTTGAATGAAGTTCCGATGCAGCAAAAAGAATTTCAATCAAAAGTATCTTCTTTTCTGGAAGAATCAGTTTTTAAATTGGTAACAAATCCTTACGCTTTCCATTCTTTAAAATGGCAAGATCGACGTTCTGTTTTGCTTCAAATGGCTGGCGAAATCACAGATGAAGAACTTGCCAAAGGCGTTCCGGAATATGAGGCTTTGGTGGCAAACCTTACACAAGGTAAAACGATGGAAGATTATCGCAAACAGATCATCGCTTCTGTAAAAAAGAAAAAAGATGATTTGAAAGCCATTCCAACGCGAGTTGATGAAGTTTTGAAAAGTATGCCAGATGCACTTGATTTTGTTGCTTTAAAATCTGATTTGGCAGTCAAAGAAAAAGAAGTTCTTGCAGTTGACAATCAAATCCAAAACAAGTCGGCCGCTTTTGATGAAAAGCTAAAAGCAATCAATGAAAAGAAATTGCAAGCCAATACGCTTAGATCAGAAATTCAAACCATTCAGGCCAATATAAAAGTTGCAGCCGAAAACAGCTTGAAACCTGATACTTCTGAAATCGATGGTTTGAATTCAAAACTAGCTACTAAAAAAGGCGAACTTCAAAGTGCCAACAATGCACTTGAAACTTTAGAAGGTAAAAAGACTTCTTTTGAAAATACCATTTCGGCTTTAGATTCTATGATGGGAGCAAAAAGAAATGAGTGGAAAATTGAAAATTCAAAGGGACTTACTTTCGAAGATCAATCATTTTGTTGTCCTACTTGCAAGCGCGACTTTGAAGCTTCCGATGTTGAGGATAAGAAAAAGGAAATGTTGGCTAATTTCACTCAAAATAAGCAAATTAAACTGAATGAAATTAACGCCAAAGGCAAAGCGCTTGCAGAAGAGAAAACAGCTACAGAAAAAGAACTTTCGGTAATTGTTTCGAGAATTGCTACAGGAAATGAAATGGTTACGGGACTAGAAACCGAAATCAAAGAGATTGAAAGTGCAATTGAAATTGTAAAAGCCAAATCATTTACCAAAAGTGATTTGACCGTTGACCAGGTTATTACCAATATGCTTCTTGAAAACGTGGATTACAATAGGAAATCAATCGAGCTTGAAAATCTAGTGGCAACTATTGAAGAAGTTCCCGTGGTTGACGTTGAAGATTTGAAAACTCAAAGAAGATCTATTCAGATTGAAATTGACGAAATCAAATCTAAAATTCTACTTGAAACTCAAATTGCTTCTTGCAACGAAAGACTTGAGCAACTGAAATCAGAAGAAAAAAGTTTAGCCCAACAAATTGCAGATGTTGAAAAAACACAATTCACAATCGAACGATTTGAGAAACTGAAAATGACCGCCCTTGAAGAAAAGGTAAATTCTATGTTCAAGATGGTAAAATTCAGAATGTTTGATACTCAAGTGAACGGTGGTGAAAGTCCAGACTGTGAAATCATGGTTAATGGAGTTCCTTTTTCAGATGCCAATACAGCTTCTAAAATTAACGCTGGTATCGACATCATTTCCACACTTTGTAATTACTACCAAGTATCAGCTCCTATCTTCATTGACGGTGCCGAATCTATCCACGACATTATCGGAACGGAAAGCCAGTTGATTAGATTGGTAGTTTCTAAAGAAGATAAAGCTTTGCGAGTAGCGTAATGAACGAGCATAGAGTTAAAAGAAATCCTGATGGTTGGGTGATCGAGAATTGCCCAACCAATATCGGGGTTAAGATTGGAAGCTTCGATTGTACGGCAAATTGCCCTCACAACGAGAATACCAAAAAAGAAATTCAGGAGCAAGGATTTGACTTAGAATTCGTGCGATGCTCCAAAATTCAGAAAGAACAACAACTTAAAATTCAAATTTAATAATTCATAAAATGAGTACAACAAGCCCAACCACTACAGAAAATAAGTCGAAACAAGAAGTTTCCACACAAGTGACACAATCTCCAAGTGAAAAATTTACCAATGCCGTAATGAAAAACTTTTCACAGGACAACGGCGGCGTTCAAATTACGCCTTTTCAAAAAAGACTATGTCAAGGTTATTTTATCAAAATAGATCAAATGCTTAAAGCAGCTGAGCTGAAAAGAATGGCCAAAACAGAACAGTATCGCGAGCCTTTGCCTTACAGGTGGGAAAACGTTAACATGAATAAGTTGGCGGTCGATGTGGTTTCGTACAGTTCGGTAGGATTAGATCCTATGCAAAAAAATCATCTGCATCCAATTCCTTACAAAAACAACGCCTTGAACAAATACGATATCAGTTTCACTAAAGGCTACAACGGAATTGAATTGGTTGCCAAAAAGTACGGCGTTGATGTTCCAGATGATGTAATTATCAGACTGGTTTACAAAAATGAAAATTTCATTCCGATGTACAAGGATGCGGAAAATAAAAAAGAAACTTTCATTCACAAAGCTTCTGAAAACCCATTTGATAAAGGCGAAATTGTCGGAGGCTATTACTACTTTGTTTATTTAGATGCTCCAGAAAAAAACAAACTTAGACTTTTTTCAATGCGAGATATTGAAAAGAGAATCCCTAAATCAGCATCAGTTGAGTTCTGGGGCGGTGAAAAAGAAGTTTGGAGAAACGGAAAGAAAACTGGTGAAAAAGAAACGATCGAGGGATGGAGAGATGAAATGTCATGGAAAACAATTAAACGCGCTGCATGGGATTCAATTAACATTGATAGCCAAAAGATTGATGATAACATCCAGAAGATTCTTTCACAAGAAGAAATCGCTGTCGATGTAGTTTCTGAAAATGTTCAACACGAAATCAAAACTAAGGCCAACAAAAAAACCTTAGATTTTGATGATGCAGAAGAGATTGAAAGCACTGAGGTTGTTGAGCATGAAATTGTAAATCAGTCTCCTGAAATGGCTTTTGAAGTTCCGAATTCTGGACCAGGCTTTTAATCATGAAACTTAAAATAATTGGAACGGGAAGTTCCGGCAATGCTTACATCCTCAGTAATGGGGATGAAGCTTTGTTAATCGAATGCGGGGTCAACATAAATGAGATTAAAAAAGCATTGGATTTCGATTTAAGTAAGGTCGTTGGGTGCATAGTAACACATGAACACAAAGATCACTGCAAGGCTATTGAATGTGTAATGAAATTAGGAATAGATGTTTATTCTGGACCAGCTACGCTTCATTCAATAGGACTGATAACACAACCTAGAGCAAGACCTTTCAAAGCACATCAAATAATCCAAATTGGCGGTTTCAAAGTCATGGCATTTGATGTAAAACACGATGCAGTTGAACCTTTAGGATTCATTATTCATCACCCTGATTGCGGCAAGGTTTTATTTTTAACCGACACCTATTTTTGCGAATACACTTTCAAAGGTTTGAACAACATCATAATTGAAGCAAATTACTCAAAGCAAATCATTGACCAAAAATACGGATCCGATAGTGGTAAAGAATTTTTGAGAAATAGAATTCTAAGATCTCACTTTTCGCTTGAAAATTGTAAGGATATGTTGTCGGCAAATGACTTGTCAGCAGTCAACAACATTGTTCTAATCCATTTATCAGATAGCAACTCAAACGAAAAGCAATTTCAAAAAGAAGTTGCCGAACTGACTTGCAAAAACGTAACCGTCGCACGTAAAGGATTGGTTATTCCATTCTTTAAAACACCTTTTTAGTTATGAGTAAAATATTAATCATAGATATTGAAACAACTGGATTTCAACATCAAGGCGGCAAAATAGTCGAGGTCGGAATTGTAGAACTTGACTTATCAAACGGTAATCGGGAAATCATTTTTGACCAAGTTTGTTGGGAATCCGGATTGACAGAGGAAGAAGTTGATAACAGCTGGATTGTGAAAAATTCAGACCTAACCAAAGAGCAAATTAGGACTTCTAAAAACTTACAGATTTTAAAGCCAGAAATTCAGGATATCATCAACAGGTACCCACTTGGAGCGACTGCATTTAATAATGCTTTTGACTTTGGTTTTCTTGAAAATAGAGGTTTTGTTTTTCCTAGAAAGTTACCGTGCCCGATGAAATTATCCACTGATATCTGCAAGCTTCCAAATGCTAGAGGTGGTTATAAATGGCCAAAGGTTGAAGAAGCGCACAAACATTTCTTTGGCGACGTTGGTTATGTTGAAAAGCACCGTGGAGCCGATGATGCTTATTTCGAAGCTCAGATAGTTTACAAACTTTATGAGTTGGCAATTTTTAAAATCTATTAAAATGATTTACGACCCATCAAATCCACTTCAAGTAAAGCAAGCCATTGAAAAGATGAAGTACTTCCTATCTAAAGGAAAGCGATTTGAGCTCAAAGCAAAGCACTAAAAGCGTAGTATTTCCCAAAACAACTACTTACATCTTATTCTCTCGTTTTTTGGCGTAGAGACAGGCTACACGCTTCAAGAAGTCAAACAGGATATATTTAAAAAACATGTCAATCCTACTTTGTTTTATGAAGGCGAATTTGATGGAGTGGTAAAAATTGAACGGTGGCGGAGTTCCGCAAGTCTCGACAAAGCCGAAATGACTTTGGCAATTGACCGATTCAGAAACTTTGCAAGTAGTGAGCTCGGGATTTATTTACCCGAACCAGAAGATCTAGTATTGCTTCAAGAAATTGAAAGAGAATTGAGTAAAACCAAAAATCAAGAGCATTTATGAAACCAGAAATCAATTACGGTGATTTATTTCATGTTGAAAATAAAATTTCCAATCAGGAACATTTCGAAAGAAACAAAGATAGTTTTTCCAACCAATGCAGAATAGTGTATGAGGCACTTCTTAGAGGCGAAAAACTTACAACAACAAAAGCATTGATTCAGTATGGAATAGGAGATTTACGTCGTAGAATCAAAGACCTCAAAGACATCTGGAATGTTGATATTTCAGACCAATATGTTGACGGGAAATTCAAAGAATATTTTTTAAACAATTAATATAAATACGATCATGAACATTATTATCAAAAAGGCCGCCATTCGTAGCGGCATGTTTTTAAACTACGAATTTGAGCAAAGAGATGAAATCTCAAACAACAACATCAAAACGCAATCAGATGCGCCAATTCATGATGATTTGGCAAAAGCATTTCGGCAACTGATTCCACACTTCGCTTTTATTACTGATGAAATATCAGAAGAGCTAGCGCGAAAATGCATCGACGATCCAGAAACATTTATTTTTCAGCCATTGGAAGATGCTCCAGAGCCTAGAATCTATAATTTCCATGTTCATGAGTTTTCAATCATGGATAAAAAAGGATTGAATTTCGTTTCAATCTCAGGCTCAAAAACTTTGCTTTCAAAAGATACGATTAGTTTTTCAACTCCATCAGTTGACCTTGACAGCTTGAATGATTACAAGTTTGTTCAGCAGCTTTCAACTTTGGTAGAAGTTCTTAAAAAAGAAGTTCTGCTATACATGGAAGGTAAGCAATCAGAAAGACGTCAACTTGAAATGTTCAAAGATGAAGATTTAGAAGATGATGCAATTGAAATGACAATTTCCACAACCGATAAAAATGGAAATTTAAAAGAAGTAAAAACCAACACCAAAAAACTACAAAAGCTAGCTGAAAGTGTAAGCGCTTTTGAAGAAGATTAAATCTCAAACAACATGCAGATAATTGAACACCCAACTGAATTTCATGTAAAAATTGATTTCAACAGGTTTAAAGTTGCTAATGAAAATAAAATAAAAAAGATTGACGGCACAAGGTTTTCATGGTCTCAAAAAGCATGGGTAGTTCCAATGTCAAAGCGTGAAGAATTGTTGGAAGTTCAGAAAATCACAAGAGCTGAGTGGATTGTAATTGATATTCGCCCCGAATTAACTGGGGCGATACCAACAATGCCAGATCTTGACTTTGATATAGAAATTGTGAATTCTGACAACGGATATACTCCGCGGCCATATCAACTTCAAGGAATTGCCAGAGGTTTAGAACTCAAAAGGTTTATCAATGGTGACGAACAAGGTTTAGGAAAAACACTGCAATCTTTAGCTACTATTTATGCAGCACATTTGAAAGGCGAAGATGTTTTCCCATGCATAGTTGTAGCTCCATCAACTACCAAAGTCAATTGGCAAAGAGAATGGAAAATGTGGACCGGTATTGACGCTTTAATTTTGGATAATAAAAACAAAGATACCTGGAATAGATTCTATGAAATGGGGATGAATAAAGTATTCATTGTCAATTACGAATCATTGAAAAAGTTCTTTGTAAAATCGATGCCAGCTAAAGGCCGTTACCGTTCATCTGATATTGTAATGGATGAAAGGGTTAAGCTTTTCAAGTCAATCATTGTAGATGAAATTCACAGATTGAAAAATCCATCTTCTCAGCAAACCAAAATCGCTTTACAACTTGCATTAGGCAAAAATTACAGAATTGGTTTAACCGGAACAATGGTGCCAAACAGACCTATCGAAGCAATGCCACAACTTGCAATTATCGGCAAACTAAAAAGTGAAAAAGTATTTAAAGAACGGTATTGTGCCGGTGGTTCTGGAGCTTCAAATCTCAAGGAATTGAATTACATGCTTTACCAACATTGCTACTTTCGACGTGAGAAAAAAGAAGTTGCAAAAGATCTTCCAGAAAAGCAACGCCAAACAATTCTTTGCGATATCACAACTCGACTTGAATACAATAAAGCCAAGAATGAATTTGTTAGATGGCTTGAAGAACAAGGTTGTAACGATGAAGAAATTGCCAAAAAGATGCGAGGTGAAATCATGGTTAAAATGGGAGCATTGAAACAAATTTCAGCAAAAGGAAAGTTAAATGAAGTCAAGGAGTTTGTTGAAGAAATTGTGGAATCAGGTGAAAAGATTATCATTTTCTGCAATCTTCATCATATTGTTGACGAGGTTAAAAAATTGTTTCCAGGATCCGTTGAGGTTACTGGCAGATTATCTCAGGAAGAAAAGCAAAGATCAATTGATTCATTTCAGAACGACCCAAAAGTAAAAGTAATTGTTTGTAACATAAAAGCTGCGGGTGTAGGAATTACATTAACAGCATCTTCCAGAGTTGCTTTTATCGAATATCCTTGGACTTATGCTGATTGTGCACAATGTGAAGATAGAGCGCACCGTATTGGTCAGAAAAATACCGTCATGTGTACCTATTTCCTAGGTGATAATACCATTGATGAAGAAATGTACCAAATGATTCAAAACAAGCGCCATATCGGCAACACAATCACTGGAGCTACCGACGAAATGGAAATGAGTTATATCGATAATGTTGTTAACATTCTAAGAAAATAAATTATGGCTAGACCTGAAAGAAATAGCGTCGATTATTTCCCATTTTTTTGCGAAGAAGGGAATAAGATGTTCTATTTAGAAGAAACTTACGGAAATGATGGATTTGCAGTATTTGTAAAGCTTCTAAGAGAGCTTGCAAAAACAGATTATCATTTCTTGAATTTATCAAAACCAAGCACAATGATGTACTTATCTGCAAAGTGCAAAGTTCAAAAAGATGTACTTGAAGCGATCATAAATGACCTTGTTGATTTAGGGAAATTTGATGATGTTTTATGGAAGGAAAATCGAGTTGTTTGGTGTCAAGATTTTATTGAAAGTATTCAAGATGCTTATAAAAAGCGAAATAATAAATGTATCACTTTTGACGGTTTACTCAGTCTTTTAGAAAGTTTAGGGATACGTAAACCCTCAAAAGGGACAACTATAGGACCCGTAAACACACAAAGAAAAGAAAAGGAAATAAAAGAAAAGGAAATAAAAGAAAATTATGATGACAGAAAATTAAAATTTTCTTCCACACTCGAGCCTTATTTGAAAATTTATGGAAGGGAATTTCTGAATGATTTTTATAAATACTGGACCGAACCAAACAAGTCAAAAACAAAATTCCGGCAAGAACTTGAAAAAACATGGGATTTAGAGCGGAGACTTGAAACATGGGCACGGAATGATAAAAACTTTAAACCAATAACTCCAGATGGAAAACCAGCAACAACCTTCGCAAAAAACAGGTGAAATCGAAATTCCTGATATTGGCATTCGAAAATACGAATATCTGAAAAGCCTCAAGCCTGAACTCAGAACTGAAACGCAAAAACAGCAAATTGAAACTTTTGAAGCAAAAAAAAGGCAAGCCACACCGGAACAAATCGACCTGCAGCACAATTATTTCGACAAAATCCACGCGCCAAAAGATCAAAAGGAATTTTCAATTTCAGCTCGGCACCTTTGGGAGTTATTCAAATACAATTTTGAAAAAGTAAACAAGCGGCCATTTGAGAAAGTTGCTGGAATAACAATTCCGAACCTAGAGCCGTTGATTTATTATTTTTCAAAAGATGATCGTTTTTTTGAATGTAAAAATCTTTCGAAGTTGTCAGAACCTAGTTTTGACAAAGGTCTTTTAATCATCGGGACTTTTGGAAATGGCAAAACATCGACAATGAAAGTTTTTGAGCATATATTCAAGGGAATTTCTGGAATCACTTTCAAAGGATATTCCGCAAATGAAGCGGTTGTAATGTTTGAAAAATGCAGTTCGGATATTCTTCGAGATGAATTTGAAAAAACTATGTTCAACGGAAATCGTTACTTCGATGATGTGAAAACCGAAAGAATGGCCAGCAACTTTGGCAAGGTAAATATCTTCAAAGAAATTTTTGAAGAACGATACAACCGAATGACTTCAAAAAATATTAAGACTTTCATCACTTGCAATTACAAAGATGGTTTTGAAGGCGATATCGAGGTTGCTGTTGATGAATTTGGCGAAAAGTACGGAGGTCGCGTTTATGATCGGATTTTCGAGATGTACAACATCATTCTTTTCGAGGGCAAATCTTTCAGAAAATAGCCATGACTTTCGCAACACAAAAAGCCAGACTTGTAAAGCAAATGAAACTTTACATTCAATTTTTGCAGCATTGTTCAACCGAAAAAGAACTTTTCAAACTACTTGCAGAAATTCAATTTCTAAAATTGAAAATTGAAAAAATTAACCGAATGACCATGAGCGAAGCTTCTCAGGAAGCCCCATGCATTACCAAACAATTCGAAAGTAATTTCGAGAACATTTAAAACCCAAAACTTTTATGGCAAAAATATTAATTGGCATCGATCCAGATGTTGATAAGTCGGGCTATGCTTTTATGATTGGCGACAAAATCAAACTAGCCAATCTTACTTTTTTCGAACTGTTTGAAGAATTGAGTTTCTACAAAGAGCGAATTGAAAAGCCAACAGTATACGTAGAATGCGGTTTTTTAAACAAATCCAACTGGCACAAAAAGCAAGGCGGTTCATCAGCTGTTAACGCAATGATCGGCCAAAGAACCGGCGCCAACTTCGAAACGGCAAAAAAGATTTGTGAGATGTGTGAGTATCTAAATATCCCACATGTCAAAGTAAAACCAACAGCATCGAAAAAAGACGCTGCTTTCTTCAAGCAATTAACTGGCTCCAAAATCAGGACCAATCAGGAGCAAAGGGACGCGTTAATGCTCATTGTAGGCCGTTAAACCTAAAAAAATTATTAATTCGTAATATTTATTATTACAAAGTAATATATTTTATTACATTTGTCGAGTTGAAAGTCGGAAGTCAACTTACATACGAAAAGACATCACAATCTTAAGCTAGTACCCGCCGACTCGGGGAACGCTTAAGATTTTTTTTATTTTCTAAAAACACAATTATGTTTCATCAAGAATTCTTCCCTACACCAGCTCACGTAATTGATTTAATGCAAATTGATGCATCGGGCAAGATTGTTTTAGAGCCACATGCCGGAAAGGGAGATATCGTGGATTACTGCATCAATCAAGGCGCTAGGCAAGTACTAGCTTTTGAAATCAATAAAGATTTACAGCAAATTGTAAAGCAAAAAGCAACTCTTCTTGGCGAGGATTTTTTCGATTGTAAACCTGAACAGGTAAGCCATATCAACGCAATTTACATGAATCCGCCTTTCAGTAATGGTGAAAAGCACATCGTTCACGCATGGAACATCGCTCCAGAAGGATGCGAAATTATATCACTTTGTAACTATCAAACTATTGAAAACAATAGTCGGTACGGTCAACTATCGAAAATCATTAGTTCTTATGGAATTTCGGAAAATCTAGGGGATTGCTTCTCTACGGCCGAAAGAACAACAGGAATTGACATTGGATTAATCAGGCTTTTTAAACCGATTGTTTCAAAAGAATTTGAGTTTGATGGTTTTTTCATGGAAGAAGATGAAGAGGAAATTCAAGGCGAAGGCATAATGCAATATAATGAAATCAGAGCCTTAGTAAATCGCTATGTCGGTACTATGAAAATATTTGATCAGATGAAACTACAAGTTGATTCTGTCAATGCAATGATTGGTCAGATAGGAATGACAAGGATAAGTATTGCAATTGGTCACGACAAGGATGTTACTACCAAAGAGCAGTTTTCTAAAATCATTCAAAAGAAGTCCTGGAACCACATATTTGCAAAGATGAATATGGAAAAATATGTGACTTCTGGCGTGATGAAGGACATAAATAAGTTTGTTGAAACTCAAGAGAAAGTTCCTTTCACAATGAAAAACATCTACAGAATGCTGCAAATAATTGTCGGTACCCGTCAAGAAACTTTTAATCGAGCACTGTAAGAAGCGATTGATAATTTCACAAAGCACACCCATGAAAATAGATTTTCAGTTGAAGGATGGAAAACCAATTTGGGCCACATGCTTAATAAAAAATTTATTTGCGAAGGTATTATTGATACCGGATGGAGTTTTTCAATACGTTACGATTCCTACAACAGCAGAAAAATAGATGATTTAGTGAAAGTTTTATGCAACATAACTGCAAAAAACTATAGTGATATTGGGGGTATTTACAGATTTAATTACAACAACAGAAACTTCGAAGTTGATGGAGTAAAGCCATTAGAAAAGAAATTTGATTTAGAGCCAAACAAGTGGTACCAGTGGGGATTTTTTGAAGTAAAATTCTTTAAGAAAGGCACTATGCATGTGAAATTCAGGGATGAAAACGAATGGTATTTGATCAATAAAGCATACGGAGAATTAAAAGGCTTTTCGTTGCCAGAAACTTATAAAAAATAATTACTAACCTAAAAATAAATTTATGAAGACAACTACCGCATTCAAAGAAACCATCGAGCAGCATCTACAAGAAGTAGCATCTAAGGATGAACTATTCGCTAAAACTCTAAAAAAAGAAAACAAGAACATTCATGACTGCATTACTTACATTTTAAATCAGGTAAAAAGTTCAGGATGTAATGGTTTTGCAGATTCCGAAATATTCAACATGGCCATTCATTATTACGATGAAGATGATTTGAAACCAGGTAAAAAGATTGACGCAAAAGTTGTTGTTAATCATACTGTAGAAATCACAGAACAGGACAAAGCTCATGCAAAAAAAATCGCTCTTGAAAAATTGATCGAAGAGGAAAAAGCCAAACTTACCAAAAAGAAAACTCCCAAAGTTGATATTGAGAATGAAGTCGAACAAGTTGATCTATTTTCCTGATTATGAAAGCGAGAACCAAACTACAACTTCGGGTAACCGAACTAAGTTTAGAGTTGCCTACAATAACTCAAGAACAAGAGAAATGGGCTTTTAAAGAATGTTTGCCTCACAAAGCTTTTGCAAATAAATCTAGTGCTTTTTGTTTGGATTGTGGCGAAACCTTCTCCCTTGATTTGATAAATAGAAAACGAGCTACATGCCCAAATTGTCAAACTAAACTATCTGTTGAGTTTACTAAAAACAGAACACTGCAAGTAATCAACTATTTTGCAATTACTCATGTGGTTGAAGATTTTCAGGTAGTAGAAAATTTTGAATTAGTGGCAAACTATAAAAAAGGCATTCCGGTTAAGCGTTATTTAAAACCAATTTTAGAAGATTGGATATTGCCAAACTTAAAAGTACAGAAAATTGGATTAATGCATAACATGCAAGGCTTCTGTGATTCATGGGGTGGTAATTGGGAGGTACGAGAAGAAAAAAAAAGAAGTTGGCAAGGTGCAAAATACGATGTTTATCCAAGGAAGTATCACCCTGATTCAAAGTTTAAGCCAGAATACAGAAAGTACGGAATCAATTCAAATTTATCTGGAATAACATTATTTGAAGCCATTAAGCATGTACCTACTAATCCAAAATTAGAGACTCTTTTAAAGGCAAAGCAGTATGCATTACTTGGTCAACTTGAATCATATAGAATCGGTAGTTTCTGGCAAACAATAAAAATTTGCCTTAGAAATAAATACATAGTTCAAGATGCTGCAATCTGGTTTGATTACCTAGATCTTCTTAAATTTTTCAAAAAAGATATCCGGAACGCAAAATTTGTCTGTCCAAAAAACATCAAGAAGGAGCACGATCTACTTATGAATAAAAAACGTGAGATTCATCGAAATGAAGAAAGAGAGCGCGAAAGGTTGAATGCCATTAAGCGTCAAGAATCATTGGAAAAAGCCATTGTGGAATACGTTCAAAGAAATCAACATTTGTTCGATTTGGAATTTAAACAAGGTAACATATCAATACAGATTTTGAAAAGCATTGATGAATTCAAAGAAGAAGGGGACGAGCTAAAGCATTGTGTGTTCACAAATGAGTACTATCTAAAAAAAGATTCTTTAATCCTTTCAGCTCGCGTGAATGGAGTTAGAACCGAAACAATCGAAATCAAAATCCCTTCATTAAAAATTGAGCAATCTAGGGGCTACGATAATAAGCCGTCAAAACACAACGATAAGATTCTAGCATTAGTTAGAAAAAACATTTATCAAATCAGAAAAATAGTAATTAACTCCCGGCAAAGAAGCCAAAAAAAAGCAGCAGCTTAAAACTTTAAATTTAAATCAATTATGAAATTCATTCTCAACAGCAAACAATTATTAGAGAGACTTCAAGGCCTTAGTGGTGTAATCAACGCAAAAGCAACAATTCCAATATTAGATAGTTTTCTTTTCAAAATAGATGGAAACAAATTACAAATAACGGCCTCAGATTTAGAAACAACCATGACAACTGAAATGGTTATTGAGTCTGAGATGATTGGGAATATCGCAATCGAAGCGAGAATTCTAATAGAAACGCTTAAAACCTTAGCGGAACAACCTTTAACATTTAAAGTCGGTGTAAACACGGTTAAAATCGTTTCAGGTAACGGAGAATATGAAATCCCGTTTCAAGATGGGGAAAGTTATCCAAAAACAGCGGTAATTGAAAATGGATCAGTTACCGAAATTCCCGAAAAAACACTGCTAAAGGCTATTTCGAAAACAATCTTCGCAACTGGAACCGATGATTTACGACCGGTAATGTGTGGAGTTTTGTTCCAACTAACAACTGAGAAAGCCACATTTGTAGCTACTGATGCTCACAAGTTGGTTAAGTATGTCAGAAATGATATTAAATCATCTGAAGATGCTGATTTTGTAGTTCCAAAAAAACCGTTGAATGTTCTTAAGTCTATTTTAGGTAATTCAGATACTCCGGTTACAATTGAATTCAATCAATCGAACGCTGTATTTAAAACTGCAAACAATTCTTTGATTTGTAGATTGATTGATCAGAAGTATCCAAACTACGAAGCGGTAATTCCAAAGGAAAATCCAAACGTTTTGACATTGGATAGAGGTAAGTTTTTGAGCTCGGTTAAATGTGTGGCTATCTTTTCCAACAAAACCACGCATCAAATAAGACTAGCAATCAAAGGCAACGAATTGAATCTTTCGGCTCAGGATGTTGATTATTCCAATAGGGCCGACGAAAGAATGAGCTGCAACTTTGAGGGCAACGATATGGAAATCGGTTTTAATTCCAGATTCCTTACTGAGATGCTTTCAAACATTCAATCTGATGAGGTTCAGCTTGCAATGTCAATGCCAAATAGAGCGGGAATTTTAACCCCGATTGATGGCCTTGAAACCGATGAATCTTTACTTATGCTGGTTATGCCAGTAATGCTAAAATAATGATTCCACATGTTGATGACTGCTATTTCTACAGCAGAAAAGACAATGTAATTATTGCAAATCTTACCGACGGTCAACAAGTTCCGTTGGTAAGATTAAAGCAAAATTTTATCGATGTAACGGTTTTGGAAGGTCAAGGCTTTGACTACATGAAGCGATACATGCAGATGTTCCCGAACTTATGGGAACTTATTGAAAAAGAACAATCACAACTAACTTTATTTTAATGGCAACGGTAAATAGTTTATCAGGTGGCAAAACCAGCTCATATTTAGCAGTTCATCATCCAGCGGATGTTGAAATTTTTGCGATGGTTTGCATTGATGACCATAACGCTGGAAGGTGGTTAAAACACAACAAGAAGTTACTGCAATATGCGAATGATAAACTTGAAAAGTTCATTCCAGTTTTTGGAGAATTCAAAGCTACTTCAGAAGATCCCATTATTATCCAAACTATGATGCAGCTAGAGCAAAAGATTGGTAAAGAAATTACATGGGTTCGTGGAAAGTCATTTGAGAAAATGATATCGGACCATGGAGCACTACCAAATCAAGCATGGAGATTTTGCACAACTGATTTAAAACTCATTCCCATTTTCGAGCATTGCTACATGAATTATGGCGAAGATGTGAAAATGAGATTGGGCATTCGTTGGGATGAAGCCGAACGAGCCGAAACGATTATCAATGATTTTAAATTCCCATTTTCCTGCAATTTACATTTACAAAAAAGACAAAATTGGAAAACCGTCGAATGGAGAAATGTAGAATACCCGCTTATAGATCAAAAAGCTACCAACTACAAAATAAATGAATATTGGAAAACAGAAAATATCATTTTCCCAGATGATAGTAATTGCGCCAATTGCTTCTGGAAAGATTTTCAACAGTTACGCAAAAACTTCGAAAGCGAAAGAACTAGGCCAATAATGCAATGGGCTATGATTCAAGAAGTCATTAAAGACAAAACTTTTAAAAAAGAAATGACTCTTTTGGAAACTGAAAAAATCGGAATTCAACAGGGCTTCAATTTTGGAACTGGAGCCGAAGGATGTAAGTCTGGATGGTGTAGAGGTTAAATCAAAATAATTAAAAAATAGCCTTGGACGGGCTTTGTAAAATCCACCCCATGTTTATGGAAAACATAGAAAAATTAGAAGTATTGGTTTCAGAAGCAAGGCTTGAAGCAACTAAGTTTTACGAGAAAGGAAACAAAACCGCTGGAACTAGATTAAGAGCTAAAATGGCCGAAATAACAGTTCTATGCAAATCAGTGAGAGCAGATGTTTCTACAATCAAAAATGCTGTTTAAAAACCAAAAGCCTGCCATTAATTTGGTAGGCTTTTTAAAACTTTTTTAGCAATGGACATTCACTCAGAAGAACATCGAAACTACCATCTTAGACGCGAAAACAGAAATTTAAGGTCAAAGAAATACATTTTAAAACGGCTGTTATTGGTATTCGCGCTTATCGCAATACTTGAATTTATCACATTAATTTTTATTCACATCAAATGAAAGCATTATCAATAAAACAACCGTGGGCAAGTTTAATCGCTCATGGTATCAAGGACATCGAGAACCGAACTTGGAAAACAAAGTATCGAGGTAAGATTTATATTCATGCTTGTCAAAATCTCCCGAAAGATCATTGGGGTTTATTGAATCCATTACAGTATCGTAAAGCGATGGATTTTATAATTGACAATAATGATCCTGTTTTACAATTAGGTGCCATCATCGGCGAGGTTGAAATCATTGATTGTGTTATCAATCATCCGAGTATTTGGGCCGAAAAAACAACTTTGTTAGAGCCAAGTCTTGAAAAAACAATCTACAACTGGGTACTTGCAAATCCAACCCTCTACGACAAACCAATTCTAAACGTAAAAGGCAAACTTTCTTTCTGGGAGCCAGAACTTAAATAAATCCGAATGAAAAATAAAATACAGCAAACTGCCAAGTTTCAAGAAATGGTTAAAAAAACACCATTCTTAAAAACTACCTACCTAAGCCCTGAAAATGTCAGATACATCACTGAATTAGTTGGTCAATGCGAAAGGCTCGGACGGGATTACCTGAACGATAAGAAAATCAACAAAAGAGATTTGGATATTGTTGACGAAATCGTTCAAATTAATTTAAATGAAAAATCAACCCTTAAAAATTAGATTATGAAAACAGGAATAGAATTGATTACAGAAGAAAGAGAGAAGCAAATCTCGAAACACGGATTTACTGGCGAGCATCATGCTCAACATGCAGAATGGTATGATGAAGGTCAACTTATTGAAGCCGCTCATAAACTAAGTTTTGCAATTGCGAAAGATGAAGTTCCTAAAAATTGGGACTTAGAATGGTTTCAAAACTTATGCAATAGACCGCATAAAGAAAGACTTGTAATTGCTGGAGCTTTAATCGCTTCTGAAATTGACAGGATGAATGAAATCCAAATAAACAGTTTAGAAAAAAACAACTTCTCTTTTGAAACGGGAGTTTAACACAATTGAAATCATGAAAAAATTATTTTTATTATTGCTTTTATTGCCTTTACTAGCAATTAGCCAGAACAAAGTTGGAATCAACACTCAAACTCCTAGAGCGACTTTAGAAGTTAACGGGGATGTAATGCTTAAGGCAGAAATTGGAACCGTAACAGATACCATTCTCGTTATTAGAGAGGGCAAAGTTTACAAAGTTCCAGCATCTTATTACCAATACACCCCTCCAACAAATTGCCCTTTATTAGTTACGGGAGCTGGTCAAAGTACAGGTTATTATCTTAAATTTCAATCAGCCGTTCCAATTGTAAATCCTAATCAAACATTAGTCATTCAGGGCAAAGTATTTCAACCAGCGGGAACGTGGGTAGCGGGTAATACTTATTTCTACAGCTACACAAATACGAGCGGACAACCTTTAAATATCAATCAACCTTTTACTGTGAACTTTACGGGACAACAGTGTAATTATTAAAAACTATAGTGGTCAAATTCGACCACTTTAAAAAACTTAAGAAAATGAAAAAACTATTATTAATGCTATTAGTTACGGGAGTAACTTTTGCACAGTACAATAACAAAATCAACTTTAATTTATTAGTTGATAAAACCGCCCACATGGTCGCAGAAGTCGAAGGAATGGAAGGGAAGATGTATTTCAAACAGTCTTTGGAATATGCCCCAAACATCGAAGGTGGTTATTTGGCAACCGGAACCGCCGTTGGATTTAGCACGGAACTTGGAATGTTTCAGCACTACAGGATTTACACAGCTCCGAAGCTTCAATTTATTTTACGTGGTGGAAATGTTTACCCGTCAGCTGGTTTTGAATTAGGAATAGATAAAACTTTTGATTCAGGATTTATTATAGGAATTCGTGGAACCTACGATTATCGTTCGGACTTTCAATACTGGGATAAGTTTGCAGCCGAATGGAGACCAAGTGGATTTGTGAAAATTGGATGGAGAATACGATAACTTTTTTTAACTTCATTTTGTAATAATAAATATAACTAAGTTGTAATATTTATTACATTTGTTTTATGGATATGAAACTAACAATCAAGCAAGAAGCATTTTGTCAAGCGTATGTACGTTTGGGGGATAAGTCAGCTGCTTATCGTGAGGCTTACAACTGCTCTAGGTTGAAAGATAAATCCATTCATGAACTTGCATGTAAGCTATCAACTAACGTCAAGGTAACCGCAAGGATAGAAGAGCTTCAAGCTAAGGTTTCAAAGATTGCTGAAAAGAAGTTTAATATTACAGCAACTGAAATGCTTCGACACTTGAACATTCTTCGCCAGTCTCGAATTGATGAATATGTTGAGTATTATGAATTTGATGTAACCAAAACCGAAACAACCGGAACTGGCAAGAATAAAGTCACATCTACAACGACCGAACGCAAAACCGAAATCAGGTTTAAGACTTTCGACAAATTAACTCCAGAGCAGTTGATGTGTATTGAAAGCATAAAGCAAAACCGATACGGTGAAATTGAGTTGAAGCTTCACGGCAAAGAGTGGACCATCGAGAAGATCAATAAGCACATTGGCTTCTACGAAAAGGACAACGAACAAAAGAACTCCATCTTATCTGCTGAAGACAAAGAGAAACGTATTGCCGAACTAAAAGCTAAATTACTCAAGTAGTTTATTTTAAATCTAAATAGTAATATTATTTATTAATTTGTTAGAAAATTTATTACTTTTATAACCTATTAAAAATTAACTAAACGATTTAGTCATGAAGTAATTTCAAACAATCTAAAAGCTGTTCAGATATGAATGGCTTTTTTTAAAACGGGGAAGTAGCTCAGTAGGATAGAGCGCTTAACGTGTCTGTAGGGGAAGCTTTGAAAAGTCTAGGAAAGTAAAAGCACCGTAAAGCACTACAGAGGTCAGCGGTTCGATCCCGTTCTTCTCCACAAATAAAGCATATTTACCCTGCAATAAGTGTAATGATTGGGGATAGTCAGGTAATACCCAGTTTGCCAAAGGACACGGCATATATTCTGCGAGCCGAAATGCGAAGAAGTCCAAAGTGTAGGTTGACAGCTCGGAAAGACGGGCAACATTGGAATAATGGTAAATGTGGTTAAATCAGCAGACTGTAAATCTGTCGCCTTTCGGCTTTGTGGGTTCGATTCCCTCTATTCCAACAACAACCAAAGGGAAGGATAACTGAAAGATTTGTTATTGATGTCTAGCTAACATCGAAAGTGAATTTTCTTAGAAGTACAATAAGATAGGTTATCCGCAGAAATATAGCAGTATGGCGAAAATGGCAAACGCTCACAGGTTGGAATAGTAAAAGCTGAATTAACAGCCATCTCCAGTACATTTTATTCTGGTTATTCCTTACAGGTTCGAATCCTGTTACTGCTACAAAATAAAAGCAATCCACCCCGATAAGTCGGGAATGTGAAACCTTTCGGGGAGTTGGTAAAGCCTCGTCATATCATTTCGCTAAGTGCCGATTATAGGTCCGGGGCATTGAAAATTTAAGTCGTGTGGCGTTAGGGTTAGATTTTAGAGCGTCGAAACCCTTATAAAAAATTAAATGTGGATTGCTTTTTTTAAACTTTAAAACCAGAAAAATGATAGGACTTAACAACGGGGCAATTTTTATAGACGGCAAGCATTGCACTAATCCAGAACTCATCGGACTGGCATTATTAGACTTTGCTGAAACACTTGAAAATGATGGCATCGCAATTTCTTTAAAAGAAAGTGATGTGTTTGTTGAAAATGTAGGTAAATGCGTGTACTATGAAAATTGAAAATGATTTCAGCATAGAAGATATTGTTTACCTAAAACACGATATCGAGCAAAAGCCAAGAATGATACACGCCATCGTAATTACCAAATACAATGTGATGTATGAATGTATTTCTGGTACCGAAGTCTCCACTCATTATAGCTTCGAATTGTCAAACCAAAAAAGAGTTTATTAAGATGAATAAATCCGAACTAGAATTAGAGCTTATTAAAAAAGTTGCTATTCAAGAATACTTATTGGAGCATGGCTCAAACGATGAAAAAATAAACTCCAAAATCAGAAACATCAAATCTGAACTTTTGGAAATTGAGAAAAATAGAAATAAATAATTGATTACAGATGCGGGACATAACAGATGATGATATAAGGGATTCTGAAATATTAGAACTTGAAACTCTTTTGAAAGAAAGAGACATTGATATTTTCAGAAACAATCTAAATGTTATAACTGAAGAAACGAATCCAAATTACAAACTTCTTCATGACGCAATCTCTCAGCAAAAATACGGCATTGTAAACGGAAAACTAGATTTGATTTCTGGACATAGAGGAGCTGGACTTGAAGGCTCTTCCCGTTCTGGAAAAACATGGTCCGGAATAGATATTATCATTTGGCTATGTCTTTACGTTGAGGTAAACGGTTGCACAATCAACATCTATCGGGAAACCTACAACGAATTCAAAACAACTCTGTACGATGATTTCAAACGTCGCCTTGACGATTTCGGATTACCTAATAAATTCCATGAAGCTGAAGAAATAAAAAGCTTCAAAATTGGCAAATCAAAGATATTCTTCATTGGTGACGGTAAGCATGGTGGAGGTTGTGATTACGCTTTTTTTAATGAGGTAATGTTTATCAAAGAGTCAGTATTTAACCAGGTTAAAATGCGATGTCGAAAGTTCTGGTGGGCCGATTATAACCCGTCATTTACTGATCACTGGTTTTTTGATAAAGTGTTAGGTCGTCCAGATGTTGCTTTTCTTCGAACTACATTTCATGATAACAAACATATTTCGCCACAGGAACGACATGAGATTATTATAACCGAACCTTGGAAGCCAGGATCATATATCGTAAAAGACAATCTAATTCAATGCTACAATAAAGACACGGGAAAAGTTGAGCCAATCTCAAAAACAAACCAGCCGCCGCCTCATGTTGAAAACATAGCCAACGGAACGGCCGATGAGGATTATTGGAAAATTTACGGATTAGGTTTACGCGGAGCTATGAAAGGATTGATTTTCCCGAATGTGTTTTGGATTGATAAGTTTCCAGAAGATAAAGCGCCAATATTTCCGAATGATTTTGGGTTTACAACAGATCCAAATACGTTGGTTAAGTATGGAGAAGATGATCACAACATATGGATTGAGCCGCTTTGTTACGAACCTATCGAAACTCCAGATGCTTTGGCTTCTTTACTCGATAGCTTAGGTATTGACAAATCAAAAGATATCATTCCGTGTGATTCGGCCGATAAATACACTGGCGAAAATAAGGGAACTGTTGAAATGGTCAAGGGATTGAAAAAGCTAGGGTATCAAAGAGCTTATAAAATAAGCAAAACAAAGTCAGTTATGTTCTGGCTTACATCGATGAAGAAAAAGAAAATCCACATTGTAAAAAACCATCTTTATAAGCAAGCATTGAAAGAACAGCAAAACTATAAAATGAAAGAGATTGCCGGAATATCAATTAACCAGCCATCTGATAAATGGAACCACATTTGGGATGCCGCTCGTTATGGCCACATCGCTCACAATTCCCCATCTCAAACATTTGCAACCGATGAAGAAACTATCAAATCAATAAATTACTAAATATGAATTTCATTAAAAAATATTTCCAAAAGCAACGTGAAAAAAAGGCGCGTATTCAATCGAAAGTCGAAAGCGTGATAAATGATTACGAAAAACTAATTGAGCAGTATAGAGCCGTACAAGAACGTCGAAGCGGATTATCTAGAAAAGATCGTGAGTTTGTCGAAATGCGTGTGAAGTATTTAGTTTCAAAAGGTCATTTAACAATCAACAAATAATAAGTCATGGAAGAATTAATTGAGTTAATTAAAACGAATCCAACAGAAGCGATTTCTGCAATTGCGTTACAAAATCCAAAGAAGCCGGAAACTATTGTCGAATATCGAAAAGAATATAAGGAGCACGACCGTGAACTTCGCGATACTCAGGTGGGTAAAATCCAGAAGGATAGACCAGTTGGGAATACTACCATTAAAGAAGTTCGTGTTCCTATCAACTTCGCTAAAAAGATTGTCACAACCGCTGCGGCTTTCGAAGTAGGTAAGCCTGTTACTTTAATTCCATCAGAAGAAAATGAACTTTCAAATTTAATCAAACAGATCTGGAAAGTAAACCGTATGGATGCTATGGTGCAAAAACTTGTAACCATTAAGAAAAAAGAAACTCAGGTAGCAATTCAGTTCTACATAAATGATTTGTTGCCAACTTCATTATTCAATCGAATAGTTACAAAACTAGGATTGAAAACTCAGAAGAAAGAAATAAAAACAGCTTTGCTTGAGAATGAAAAAGGATTGATGTATCCATATTTTGATAGTAATGGAGATATGATTATTTTCATGTGGAAATATGATATTGTAGTTGGCGACAAAACCATCAAAAATATAAAGATTTGGGATAAAGATAACATGTACTTTTTCTCAGATGAATTAGGTTCTTTGGAAATGGTTGACAAATATCCAATGCCTCACGGTTTTGATAGAATTCCAATTGTTTACGTTTCACAAGAAGAGCCTGAGTGGTATGATGTTCGTGAAATGATTGATAGGTTAGAAACTTGTATTTCCAAACTTGGAAGCTCGAACGATTACATTGCATATCCTTTGTTGATGATTTTTGGCGAAATTAAATCAATGCCAAGAAAAGAAGATACTTCTAAGATTTTGAACTTTCCTATTGTCAAAGATGACGAAGGTAAAGTTCATCATGGAAAAGCGGAGTTTTTGGAATCTGAAGGAGCTGGAGCATCACAGAAGTTAGAACTTGAAAAACTTGAAGAGTATATTTATTCAATCTCTCAAACTCCTAATCTTTCATTCGATAATGTAAAGTCATTAGGTAACGTTTCTGGAGTTGCTTTAAAATTGATGTTCTTAGATGCTTTTATCAAAGCTTCAATGAATGAAGGAGAAAACCGTACAATGATTGAGAGAATGATCAACATCATTATATCTGGAATTATTAAAACAACCAACACGGGATTATCTGGTGCCGCTGCATCATTATTCTACGATGTACAATTCAATTCAATCCTTCCAGATGATTTAAAAGAAGCTGTTGAAATTGTTTCAAATGCGGTTAATTCCAAAGTAATGTCTAGAAAAACAGCCGTTGAATATTTGGGAATGAATGAAGATTCTGAAGAAGAACTTGAGTTGATTAAATCAGATCAACCGATTGAAGCGAAACCGAAAACAGAAGTTTAAGTTATGAAAAAATTATTCACAACAATCCAGATGACGCTTTTAATGATTTCAGTATTAATGCTGGGTCATTACATCATTAATTTAATTGAATGCTACTTCAATTTAAGTTTATCGGGTTTTTTGCCCTTTGCATTAGTTTTAATCATGCTTTTAATAGCATCAACAATAGTTAGTAAATGGAAAAATTAGAAGTAGTTGGCAAGGTTTGCCACAAATCAGAAGTAGAGTTATTGGGTCAAAATCAAATCAAAAAACAAATTATCGCAGTTGAAACTGACGGCCAATACCCTCAGAAGATCCCTGTTGAGTTCTTAAAGGACAAAGTTGATTTGCTTAATAATGTTGAGGTCGGCCAAAGCGTGAAGGTAAGTGTTAATATCAAAGGTAAAGAATACACTGATCGAAATGGAGTTGTCAGATTTGGATTGAGTTTTCAAGGTTGGAAAATAGAATAAATAAACTTATAAGTTGATTAGAAACCACGCTAGAAATAGTCGTGGTTTTTTTTATGTTTTTTATTCTTATTTAGTCTAAATAAAAATAATAGATATTTTTTTATATATTTGTTTCTTAAAATCAACAATTTAATATTCAGAAACATGGCAGTAGAAAAATCAAAAGTGATCGCTAGACTTAAGGCATTATTCCCTAAGGCTAATTTATCACAAAAGAGGCTAGACGCTTTAGCGGATAAACTCGCGGTTAAACCAGCAGATGATGCAGATGATGTGGCAATTGATGTTGTAATTAATGACTTTAATTCTATTTTAAGTATTGAAGATATCGCCCGTGAGGATGATAGAGTCAGAACTTTGGAATCAAAGGCTAATCCACCAACACCACCGACACCTCCAACGCCACCATCTCCACCGACTCCAAAAGATGATGTCCCAGCATGGGCTCAAGCTCTTTTAGATTCTAACAATAAACTAAAAGAAGATCTTGAAGCCATCAAAACAGGCAAAACAATTGAAACTAAGAAACAAACAGCTTCTGAGTTGTTTGCTAAATCTGAGGTTTTAAAAGCAATGAAACCTGAATTGCAAGCAAAGTGGGTTAATCGTATCGACATCAATTCAGAGACTTCATTCGAAGATCAAATCAAAGAATTGGAAAGCGAATACTCTGAATTAGTTCAGGTAAGCGCCGATACTAACATTTATGCTGGTCCAGCGGGCGGAGGTTCTTCTATCCAGAAACCTGATGAAAAAGTAGTTGAAGAAATTGTAAGTAATTTAAACATATAACCTATGTCAACAGTAGCAAATTTAACGTCACAAGGTCCTGATTACGGCACAAATAACGACACAATCGTTATTGTCAATGTTTTAGAGACCATTCCAGGAGGTAAAACTCTTGATGTAACAGGTTTTGCTCCAGATGTAATTCCAGCGGGTCATTTGATCATTGAGGAAACATCTACAGGAGTTTTAAAACCGATGCCAGTATCTGGAGCCGCTTATGGTTCTTTGCCAGCATCTCACACTTACAAAGGTGTATTGATCTCAACAATCAAAACAAGTAAAGCCTTTGCGGGAATTATGGTACGTGGTACCGTAAACAAGGAGGCTTCTCATTACACAATCAGTTCAGTACTGAGTGCTGTAAAAACAGCGTTGCCTTTAATTCGTTTCACACAAGACTAATCTAAAAGAAAATGAAAGAGTCATTATTTGTAAAGTATTTAGGATGGATGAGCGCTATCATCATCGGGGTTGTAAGCAAAATTAATGGAGGTAAGACCGAATTGTCTTATTTGCATAAAACGATGCTTACAGAAGAATTGTCAACTGATCTTAAGTGGTCAACATTGACAATCAATGGCACTATTGTTTCTGCGGATGTAGTTGCAATGGATTCTGCATTGCCTTTAAAATCGAGAGATTCTATTGGTACTGCGGATGGAGAGATTCCAAAGTTAGGAATGAAAAAAAGAATGTCAGAGAGACAACTTTCGGACATTGATATTCTAGTTAGTAGAAAAGTTGAAAACAGAGTAATTGTAGAGAAAATCTTTAATGATGCAGTAGCTTGTACGATGGGGGTTCATGAAAAGTTAGAGTATATCTTCTTGAAAGGACTTTCTACAGGTATTGGATTAGTTGAAGATACTGAAAATGTTGGTACCGGTATTCGTGTAGATTACGGATATAAAGCTGCTAATAAATTTGGAGTTACAAAAGTATGGTCAGATGCTGCATCTAAACCAATTGATGATATTAAGCGAGTTCTTAAAGCTGCAAAAGCAAAAGGAACAAACTTAAAGTTTATCATGATGGATGATGCTACTTTCGACAACTTCGCAGCTAATCAACAAACTCGAGAGCAGTATGCTTTTTCTCAAAACTTTGTAGGAAGTCAAATTCCAGTTCCAGACTTAGAGCAAACAAACATGATGATGATGAAGCGTTACAAGTTGACTATTGTAATTGTAGATCGTACAATCATAACTGAGCGAGATGGTAAACGTACCGTTCAAACTCCATGGGAAGAAAACATGGTTGTGTTCTTGGAAACTCAAAAAGTAGGTCGTTTGGTTTACGGTATTCTTGCAGAAGAAACCCGCCAATCAAAAGCCGCATCTTACGTAAAAGCCGGAAGCTTCATTCTATTGAAGAAATGGTCAAGCGAAGAGCCTTTTGCGGAGTTCACATCTTCTCAAGCTATTGCGGTCCCGGTTATCGATGGAGTGGATGATATCTACTTATTGAATTCAAACGAAGCAACAGCTGGAGCAAGCGCACAAACTGAGGGAGATGCTAATTTAGCTTACAAGTCGGTTAACTATACTAGAACTTCTGTAATTGCTGCAATCAACTTGGCAACTGGTAAAACAACTGCTAAAACAAGTAACACAGATGCTAAACTAGCTGAGTACATCGATACTTTGAACGAAGAGCAAGTATTGGTATTTGAAGCCAACATCGTAGCATCAGCATAGTATGTATTTAGAAACAGCTATATCAACATTAATCGAAAGAATCTCTTGGGCTAACCCTCAAGAAGATTCTTTTGTAATTGCCTTGGATGAAGATAACCTAACCGGAACATCTGGAAGAAACTTTCAATCCTTTCATCAATTGGTTACTGTTGAGAATATATACGCTGCAATATCTAACATCGATGCAAATGCAGAAGAATTTAATTTGATCTTATCAGATATCAGGAAACAAGCGGTACTTAAAATTTTACCGCTTGTTATTGATTACAATCAGTTGTCGGTTTCGGCTACAGATTATACTGATTTGATAACTGATAATGCTATTCTTTTTGATGATGCGATTGGGTACCAAACAGCAATTAATGTTCTCGAATTGTTTATTTCTACAAAAAGAAGCAACCTTTCAGAACGTAACGCAAAGTTGGCCATATCAAACCTGAAATTAGAAATTAACGGCTTCAAGAATGAAACCGGATACACCGTTGCAAAAGGATTGGTTTTCTTCTTAAATGAGGCAATCAAAACTGCAACAAATAAGCTTTTTCCAAATCCAATTATCGTTCAATCTCCTAAAGTCTGGTAAAATGAATTACAACAATTATCCAGGCATTGGAATTGATAAGAAGCTCTTAGACTTACAAAATGCTTTGAGTTCTCACTTAGGCTTTTTAAATGTTGACTTTTACGGACGTGTTCAAAAAACACTCAACAAAGATGGTAAATCATTTGTTCCAGAAGTACACATTTCAAACTCTGAACGAAAGGAAGTTTATTATGATGATAGGAATGCGCCTGGCGGGAATGTTTTCTTTGTTGATTCAGAAGAGCACACTACCAAAGACGGTAAATTGTTTTCATCAAAAATTAAGGTTGTTTTCATGTTGAATTTAGACAAACTTTATCAGGATAAGAACTACAGAGCCGATGTTGAAGTTCAAGAGCATTGCGTTAAGTTGATCAATAAACTAAGAATCTTTGATGTAACTGGAATTGAAAAAGGACTTTCAAACGTATTGAAAGGATTCAATATTGAAGGGATAAAAAAAAACGATTTACAACCATATCACACTTTTGCCGTGGTTGGTAATTTGAATTATATTTTTAATTGTAAATAACAAACAAAACTATGGGAATTATAGTTGAATGCGCTCAAGAGGGCGTACAAAATAGAAATACCGGAGCAAAGGAGCAATGCTTAGAAGGTGTTGTTATTCGTCACGCATTAGCATCTGACGAACAAGAATTTGCGACCGTGGAAGCTGCCAAAACTTTGGCAAATTGGAAAGCTGATATTGCATCCAAAGACATCATTCCTCTTTACGAGATTGAAGAATTGGCGGTTGCCGATACAGAAGATACTTTCTTTGAAGGTAGAGAGAAACGTTACAAAACAGCAAGTGGAAAGAAAATCAGAACTTTCAATTGTTTTTTAGGTTTATGTTCTCATAATGCTTTGAAATCTTACAACGGTAAGAAAATGCGCATCTATGAGTTTACAGATGCTCAGGAAATCAAAGCGATCAGTCCAGATGGCTCTAAAGTCAAAGGTCAGTTAGTGACTATTGAGGTTGGAAAAAGGGTAGACGCTATGCCGGATAAGCCAGCTCACACGCCAGTAACTTTGACTTATGCTGATTTCAACGAATTCGAAAACGACGGTGCAATTTTGAAACCAACTTGGTCTCAAATTGAATTGAACGGGATTTTTGATGTTGAAATTTCAATCGTTTCTGCATCTGCAACTTCTGTGAAGTTTACCGTTGATGCTGGATGTGCTGGTGATATAGTAACTTCTTTGGAAAATGCTGATTTGACCTTCAAAAAACCAGATGGAACCCCAGTAACTCATTCTTTTGTTGCGGCTGATGCCAATGGTGTTTATGAGTTCACAGGAACTGGATTCGCTACTGGTG